GGCAAAATGACGGAACAATCAAACCAATGACTGGCAGTGGGCAAAAAACTGTTTCAGACTTAGGCCAAAGGCACAATATTTGGCGTCAGGTTGCGGTGAAACACAGGAAAGACAAAACCCACCCGGCACCGTTCCCGATTCAACTGGCAACAGATCACATTCTGTCATGGTCAAACCCTGGCGACACAGTGCTTGACCCATTCCTCGGCAGTGGCACAACCGGCGTGGCAGCGGCCAACACCGGGCGGCGCTTTATCGGAATTGAGCGCGACCCTGATTACTTTGCCATTGCACAATCCCGTATCCAAAAGGCACAGGCCGACGCGATAACCAACCGTATGAGAGAGGCGTCAAATGCTACACTTGGGTGATTGTCTGGACGTGATGCAGGGCATACCGGATGGGTCGGTTGATATGGTCTGTACCGACCCGCCGTATGGAACGACAAATTGTCAGTGGGATAGCGTCATCCCGTTTGAGCCTATGTGGGCGCAACTCAAGCGGATCGTGAAGCCGAACGGGGCGATTGTGCTTATGGCATCGCAGCCGTTCACGTCGGCGTTGGTGATGTCGAATGTGGCGATGTTTAAATATGATTGGATATGGCAAAAGCCAAAAGGCACGGGACACTTGAACGCCAAGAAAATGCCGATGCGCGACAAAGAAGATGTGCTGGTCTTCTATGCAGCGCAATGTAATTACAATCCGCAAATGACTGCTGGCAAGCCCTACAATGCGAAGTCTGGCAAAACTAGCTTTGACGGTTATGGCGCTGACAAGCGCACGGGCAATAAAAGCAGCGGGCCAAGATACCCTAAACAAGTCCAAGCCTTTCCTGTTGTTGAACGCGACACCGTCCACCCCACGCAAAAGCCCGTCGCGCTGATGGAATATCTGATCCGCACATACACCAACCCTGGCGAAACCGTTCTGGATTTTACGATGGGGTCAGGCACAACAGGCGTGGCAGCGGCAAACACCAGGCGCAAGTTTATCGGAATTGAGATGGATGCAGATTACTTCGCCATTGCACAAGACCGCATCCAAAAGGCTCGGGCAGATGCAATAACCAACAAAATGAGGGAGGTTACACGCTTATGATACCCGGAAAAACCATCATCGGCGGGTTGTCGGCAGAACACGCCAGGCATGCGTCGGACTTTTATGAGACGCCGCCAGAATGCACGGTTGCGCTGTTGCGCGCTTGGCCTGTGCTTGGCACGATCTGGGAACCAGCCTGCGGCATGGGGGCAATCAGTGAAGTGCTGAAGGCGCACGGCCACGCGGTGTGCAGCACAGACATCCGACACACCGGATACGGCACAGGCGGCGTGGACATGCTGAACACCATGCCCCGACCTTGCGGTGCGGTCATTACCAACCCACCCTTTGCGCTGGCGGTCGATTTCATCCGATATATCAGGGCGATGAACGTACCGTTTGCCCTGTTGCTCAAGGGCACGTTCTGGCACGCAAAGAGCCGGCACGATCTGTTCCTAGAGACGGGACCAGCAGCAGTCATGCCGATGCTGTGGCGGCCTGCTATGGCATCGGATCGGGGCAAGTCGCCCACGATGGAATTTTGCTGGACAGTTTGGGACGCGATGCCAGCGCCTCAGTGTCGATACACACCTTTAGAAAGGCCGAACCTATGAATAACATACAATCACAATTCCGGGCCAGCTTTGTCCGGCGCTGGCACACCAACCCGGACCTGGCGCAGACCGTTGACACGCTGGCGGGCCACGGCGGGCGGGTGGCGCGCGTCATCCTCAAGCTGTGGCCTGATGCATCCAATGCATTGCTGCACTGGGCGCTGGTGCATGATGACGGGGAATCCGTGGTCGGGGATATTCCGTCCACGACAAAGGGCGCAACGGTTATCCACGAGCAAGAGCGGGCCGCGCTGGATCATATCTGGCCGGGGCTGCCCGAATTGACGCCGGATGAATATGAGAGGCTGCGCTTTGCCGACAGGCTTGATGCCTACATGTGGGCCAAGCATCACGCGCCGCACGTGCTGATTGGTGATGGTTGGCCTGAGTGTCGCCGGTGGTTGTTTGCACAGGCCGAGGCGCTGGACGTGGCGGTGACACTATGAGCGTTTGACACAACCGTCAATAAATGGCAATAGTAGCGCAAAGGAGTAACCACATGACTGAAATGATGCTGGATATTGAAACGCTTGGTACAACTGTGGGCTGCGTTGTCCTTTCGATAGGGGCCGTGGCGTTTGAAAAAAACGCAATGACACCTGTCGATGACATGCACGTTGTGCTGGACCGGACGCTGCAAAAAATGATGGGGCTGAAAGAGGATCCGTCAACCGTTGGATGGTGGAAATCGCAAAGCCCCGAAGCGTGGCAAAGCGCAACCGAAAATCCCGTCAAGGTGCAAGACGCGCTGGCACAACTTGGTCGGTTCTATGCCAAACACAAACCGCGCGTAATGTGGACGCAGGGCAACAATTTTGACCCTCCAATTCTTGAACATCTTTACGGCGTTCTGAAACTTCCACCGCCTTGGAAATTCTGGGCCGTGCGCGACACGCGGACCTTCTATGACGTCCACGACTTTGATGTGCGGAAAGTTGACCGCGCCAACACCTATCACAACGCGCGAGACGATTGCCTGCACCAGATCGCGTGTATGCGTGCCGCGTCACAAGGAGTTTGAAAGATGAAACGAGTAAGAATGTCGCCGGAAGGTCGGCGCGAAGTGATCATAAGAGCGGCCATTGCCCTGACGCACGAGGCCGATGGATGTTTGGACTCATGGTCGCGCCAGGACGTGGCCAACAAATGCGTGCCGCCGACAAGCCCCGAGACGGTGAAGCATTATTTCTTGATGCCTGATTTGCGCGATGCCGTGCTGGTGTGGCTGGATAAGTAAAGCCCCGTCCGGTTTAAGGGACGGGGCGGTTAGTCTCGGCTTTCGATTGCGTTTGCGATCCGATTGAGCGCCTCAGCGATCCCGCTTCCGGCCGTCAATATGGCGATAGAGAGACGTTCCGAATCATAAGAACGGTCAGAGTTGGCAGTTTCCATCTGTTTTGAAATCTGGTCTAAACCTGTTAGCTTGTCGGCATGTTCATCCTCACCAGCCATGAGTAGCAGCGCGTCAGCTATTCTTCCAAGGTCAGTCATGAGCGTGGTCCTTTATGAAGGTTGACTTGTCACACATTACTTACCATAGTAGTAAGCCTAAAGCAATCGCACAAGGGGCATTATGGAAAAGCTAAACGACTATTTAAAGGGGCGCACGGCCCGTGAATTGGCGCGCACTGTGGGTGTTTCTGAAGCTCACATATCCCGCCTGCGGCACGGTGAGCAAACCCCATCGCTCAGTCTGGCACGGCGCATAAAGCAGGCAACCGCTGGCGCTGTGGACTATGACGCCTGGGGGTTTGTCCAATGACCCCCGACCTGGCGCAGGCCGCCGCATTTCTCAAGTTGCTCGATCCTGACGCAACATCGTTTACATTCCAGACGTTTGACGACGACTCGGCCCGGAAAGATAACCGCATGGCGCAAGTGTTTCACGGCACGCTTGCAGATCATGCAGCCAATCTGACCGATCTACAAAGCCGTGGCGCAGGTGTATTTATTACCATCAACGCGACGGACGGCACGGGCCGCAAAGCCGAAAATATCACACGGGTTCGTGCGCTTTGGCTGGATCTTGACGGCGCACCGATTGAGCCTGTCCGGGAATGGGAAACCCCGCACATCGAAGTCGAAAGTTCGCCCGGCAAATGGCACGCATATTGGCTTGTCAATGACGTGACGCTTGAACAGTTCACACCGCTGCAGGACGCGCTGATCAAGAAATTCGACGGTGATCCAGCCGTCAAAGACTTGCCGCGCGTGATGCGCTTGCCGGGGTTCTGGCACCTGAAGCCCGGAAGCGCGCAGCACATGTCCCGTGTGGTTCACACATCACCCGACGGGACATGTGATTTTTATAAGCGCCTGACGGTTGAAGCGCCTGTGACGCCAGCGCCGCGCCGGGAAACCCCAACCAGTTTGGCTGAGGTGGAGGAATTGCTCACATATGTCAGCCCCGATCTTGAAGCGGACAGCCAAGGGGGTGACAAGCACTGGCACAGCATCATCGCGGCGATTGTGGACGTGTCCGGTGGCAGCGACGACGGGTTACAAGTTGCCGATGCGTGGTCAAGCCGTAGCAGGCATTATGACCCCAAAGAATTGCGCAAACGGTTTGCATCTTTCACGCCCGGAAAAAATGGCGGATCAGGCATGGGGTCGATCGGATACCACGCCAAGCAGGCCGGGGCGGACGTTGCAGCCATTGGCGCGCGACACCGCCTGCTGAATATGCCTGGCCCGTCGCATGTGCCATCTGGAATGATGCCGACAGCGCCCGTGCAGGGGATGCCTAATGCGCCACGGGCAGCCAGTGTGGTCGATATGATCTGTGCCAAGATACAAGAAAATCCCCTGACAGCCGTGGAATTGCTGGCCGATGAGGTGGCGCGCTTGTCGCCTGCCGACCGAGACACAGTGCTCGAGGAATGTAAGCCGCACGGGATCAAGATAAAGATGCAGGCGGCGGTGAAGCGTGCTGTCACGGCTTTTCTGGCAGCCAAGGGTGCAGTTGCATTACAGACGCCTGAATATGCCGAGTTGAATTATTACTTTATTGTCCGAAATGAGGCGGGGCAGGCGGTGGCGGTCGATGCGCGGGGCGGGATGCAGCCCCAGGCCCGCACGCAATTCCGGGATGCCATGGCGCAACTGCCGCCGATTATGATCGAGGATAAGGCCACAGGCAATGCCCGCGCCAAGCTGGCGGCGGATTACTGGTGGGAGCATCCCGACACGCTCAGTTATCACGCAACGGGATATAATCCGCTGGGGGGTGTTGAACTTTATGACGACAAGGCGCGCAAGATCAGGAACATTTACGAGCCAGGACATGCCGTGCCCGCTGCGCCGGTTGGACCTGACGCAATCGAGCCGTTCATGCATATCATCAGGTCAAACTTCCCGGACGCTGCCGATCAGCACACGCTGTTGCAAATTCTGGCGCATCTGGTGCAGCGGCCCGGAGTGATGTTGCGCTGGTCTCCGGTGATGCAGGGCACGCCGGGGTGCGGTAAGGGCACGATTTCCCAAGCCGTCGCATATTGCCATGGGCGGAAAAACGTGGCGCACCCATCACCTGACGTAATTGCCACCGACTTCAATGGATATATGGACCGCAAGACGCTGATAGTCGTCAACGAGATAGGCGACCACAGCAAGCGCGAATTGTCGGTGCTGGCCGAAAAAATCAAGCCATGGATCACAGACGATGACGCGCATATTCATGGTAAAGGGAAAGGCTCTTACGACGCGCAAAACTTCACCAACTGGATATTCACCACAAACCACCTGCACTGCATGCTGGCCACGCCTGGGGAGCGCCGCTACGCGCATTTCATCTCAGCCCTGCAAACCGAAGACGAAGCCGCGCGGGCGTTCTATCCCGAATGGTGGACGGGCAGCACAGGCGACTGGTGGGGATCATACTACGATTGGTGGGGCGCAGGTGGGGCCGAGGCGGTGCGGGGCTATCTCGGCCACCTGGCGCTTGATGTGGCGCCGTCCCGTGCGCCTGTCACGTCCAGCACGGCTGAGGCGATGCACGCGGGTGACGGGGCGGCGGCGGGGCTGGTCCGGTCGGCTGTGACCGAAGGCGCGGCAGGCTTTAGGGGCGGGTGGGTGTCGCTCAATGCGGTGCGTGATCTGTTGGAGTCTGAAGACATCAAGGTGCCGGGTGGCCCGTATCTGGCACGGCAGCTTGAACAGATAGGCTACAGGCACACTACGCGGTGCAACACGTCGCCATCTGAAGTGCAACGATTCCCCAAGGCACCGAACAGATGCCGCCTGTATCATATCGCAGACCATACAGGCACCGACCCCGCAAGCATCATGGCGCTCTATGACGCAGCGCAACGATTGGATGACGGCGGTCCGGTCCGGTCAACGGTGATCAAAATGCCCGGTTTGTAAATTACCGTTAAATTAAAGCCCAGCCTCATTAAATTGTGGCGGGGCTTTTTTTATGGCTCTGCCCGGATAGTCTGGGCTTGTGCCCGGATGAAAATTCAAGCGTCACACCTGTTAAGTGTTTGGTTTATATGCATATATTCTGTTGTACCCAAACTGTGACGGTATACTGAAGTGTTTCATTACGTGCAAGAAATGTAAGGTTTTATAAATACTGTAAATTATAAACGATGGCTTTTATACATTCTTTCCCGCTATAGCCACAGGTTTGGAAGCGTCACAGTCTGGGCAGAAAACGGGTAATACAGAAAAAGGTTTAAGTTTATCAATGGTTTATGAGGTGTGACGGACTTTTTAGATATGCTGTTTATCCGGGCAGCACTTTTTTGCTTGCATATGGCGGCAATAAGCGGTAATACTACCCAAACGCAACCGGAGGAACGTAATGAAAATGCCCCGCAACGGATTTGACAACCTGGCCGCTTGCACTCCTGCACCAAACAATGTAAGCATTGAGGTTAACATTGGAAGGATACGAAATGGCCAAGAGAAGCCTTAACAAGGTGGAAGAACAGATCGAAACCAACGTCCTCAAGGCGTGGTATGACAACGGTTTGTTGCTGCGCGAGATACGCGACGACAAGCTATACAAGAAAAAATATGGCACGTTTGAGGAATACGCTGATCAGCGATGGGGCTGGAGCGGGCGTCATGCCTACAGAATGATTGAAGCGTCAGAGCGTTTCCAGGCCATAGAAAATGTGACCAAAAACGGGTCTTTTGGTCACAAAATCCTCCCATCGAATGAGGCTCAAGTCAGACCTCTGACGGAGCTTTCCGACGCCGAAGCCGTGCACGTCTGGGGGCAGGTGACGGAACAGCACGAGCGCCCCACAATGCAAAAGGTCGAGGATGCTGTGCGGGCCTACAAGACCAACCCTACGGTGGTGCCTGAGATCATTTCACCTGACCGCGCCAAACTATCCAGCGCCAATGCGGGGGTGCTCTACAACGCCGGTGACAACGACGAATGCTACACGCCGGAATATGCCGTGAGGGCGTTGGTGCCACATTTGGAAAAATTCAAGGGAAAGACGATATGGTGTCCGTTTGATGAGGCAACCAGTAATTTTGTCAAAGTGTTGGAGTCTGAGGGTTTCAACGTAGTTCGTTCACATATCAACGAGGGGCAAGACTTCTACACGCACGCTCCTCTGGATTGGGATGTGATGGTGTCAAACCCGCCGTTTACAAACAAACGCGGCATCTTTGAACGCGCCATCGAGTTGGGCAAACCTTTCGCGCTCATAATGAGTAACACATGGCTGAACGACGCTGCACCAAAACAGGTGTTCCGAAACATCCCCCTCCAACTCTTGATGTTCGAAGAACGGATGAAATTCATGAACCAGGACAACAGCGAAAACAAGATCACGTTCAGCTCTAGTTACTTCTGCGTGGACGTTCTGGATCAGCAGATAATGTTCGACTCTTTGAAGGGACACGGTTATGGCGCATAAAAATCCAAAGGATATAACATTCAAGACAGGTAGTCACGCCGACAGGTTTGAAAAAACAGTTCAACCAGACAAGCATGGGCACAGTGACCCGTTGAATGTTTCTGAATTTCATCTGCACGGACTCCCTTCTTTCGGCAACGGCAGCGCCTGGGCGCGCGACGATGGTTCATTGGCAAAAAAATACAAACTGGTGAAACGAAAGGGGCCGCAAGGAAGTATTATTTCTGTGGCGACCGCAGGCTGGGCTGAATTGTCTTTTGATGGGACCATTGCAGCCGAAGTCTATGATTATCACAAGGGTAAACCTTGCGTCGTTTTGGCGATAAGCAGCAACTTGGAAATGGATCATAAGGACGGGAGAAAGCACAATTTCAAACCCGTGGAGACCTGTGACGAATTTCAACCGCTGTCCAAGGCAGTAAACGACGCTAAAAGAACACATTGCAACCGATGCAAGAGCACAAACATCAGATTTGATGCGACGCAACTCGGGTTTCATGTCCCTGTTTCAAAAGGATCTACTGACTATAGAGGAACCTGTGTTGGATGTTACTGGCACGATCCGCTAGATTTCGTAAACTGCACAACCGGAGGAACGTAATGAAAATGCCCCGCAACGGATTTGACAACCTGGCCGCATTGGCCCGCCTGAACACGGACAACACATCGCGTCACCGAGAACGCTGGCCCACGCTGGATTGGGTCTGGGATGAACTGGACGACTTGCGCCGCTGGCAGGATGAAGCAATTGATGCGCTTGAAGCTGAGCGTGACGCGCTGTCTGATGTCGCAGAGCAGCGTGACGCACTGTCTAAGGCTGTCCGGCTGCTGTTAGAGCCTGAGCCGGATATGGCCCGTGTGCAGGCCATTCTGAAGGGGCTGGAGTGGGCGTCGCACCTACCAAATGATTGACGCAGATAACGCTTGCAACGCGTAACACGTTATGGTAATTTATTATTATAGGGCGGCGATAGTCGCGGCCCACGGGAGAAACAAAATGACCAATTTCGCACTGAACCACGAAGGCAAATGGCGCGACGGTGAAGCGTCAAAAATCAGCGGCGCTACATACGTTGTTAGCTACGACCAGAGCAACCAGGCGTACCACATCGACAAGTCCGATTATGATGATTTTGTCGAATGGGTCGCGGAGACTTGGCAGATAGACACAAATCCGCGCGAAGAAGACGAGGAAGCCGAAGATTACCTTGAGCGCATCGACTGCTCGATCAGGGAGGTTTGAGGCGTGACACTCACCCGCCCACGCAAGGCGCGCATTCTTGAAAAGGCTGGTCTGCGGTACGTCGCGGGCTGGTTGCCAGTCAAACGAGCCGTTGCCGTTCAGGATGATATTGAATTAGCGCAGGAAGCTGTTACCTTAGCACTATCGACCGTAAAGGAAAAGCCATGATGCCGATGGGACCTCGACCTGATGTTAACGCCGAAAGTGTCAGACGTTATAATGTGATGCGCGAGTTTCGGCACGGAACGCGGGGCGAAAGTGCAGTCCGTTGTATCGGACCTATCACTAAAGGATGTGATATTTTTGGGATGACCAAGGGTGACTTTTCCATGATCGACATTCTGCGCCACGTATCGATGGAAATCGGTCCGTGTCGAATTGATATCGGGACATGGACAGCAGCTGTCGCAGAAATCAAACAAGCGTTTGACATGTTTAGCGACAAAAATATTCTGACAATGCGTTGGCTTGTGGACCGCAGTTTTCCGGCACGTCAGGGAAAATACTACCGCAGCCTGCTAGATAAGTTTGGGCATGACAGTGTTCGCTTGGCTCGGTTTCACGCCAAATTTATATTGCTGGAAAACGAGGATTTTAGTGTGGCGGTGCGCACGTCGATGAACTTGAATTTGAACGCGAGGATTGAGTTTTATGAGTTGAGCGAGGGAAGCCCGATCGGCGGATACCTCAAACAGGTTGTAGATTATCATTTTGCACAACCGTCTGCCGATAGCTATGGCGCGTTTAAGGATTTTGACATTGTCGACCAAGTGAAAGTTGAGCAGCCTCAACAGCGACTGAGCGGGTGGGATTGATGGCGAGGGGGAAACTCTACATGCCGAGCGACACTGACCGCATTTTTGTTGAGCGCGCAGTTATGGCAGGAACGCCTATTGAAAAGATCGCAGGATGCCTGAATTTGCATGACGACACGCTGCGCAAACATTTTCGATACGAAATAATGACCGGGCGTGAACGGCTGAAAGGTGACGCTATCCGAGTGCTGGTCGACAGCTTGACCGATAATAGCCTAGATGCTGCAAAATTCGTGTTGGGTAGAGTTGCCGGTTGGACAGAGAAAAGTGTGGTTGATAACACGTCAAGCGACAAAAGCATGTCGCCCAATGCAGCACTGGACCTGTCCCGCCTGTCACCTGAAGCCCTGGCGGAAATTGTGGCGCTTGGCGATGCAACTGACACCGATTGACATCATTGCCGCCGAAAAAGAACTGTGCCGCCGATCACTGGCGTACTTCATCAAGCGCGCGTGGCGTCACGTCGTTCCTGACAAACTGCAATGGAACTGGCATATCGAAGCCATTGCACAACATCTTGAAGCTGTACACCGTGGCGAAATAACAAGGCTTCTCATCAATATACCCCCTGGGACTTCTAAAAGCACAATCGTAGGTGTGATGTACCCTGCGTGGATCTGGGGACCTGGTGGGCAACCCTGGCATAGGTATATCGGCGCAGCACACGAACAAGGCTTGGCGGTGAGGGATAACCGCATCATGCGTAACCTTATCACCTCGGAGTGGTATCAATCCTTGTGGCCTATCACCATGTCGGGAGATCAAAACGAAAAGTTGTATTTTGAAAACGATAAACAGGGCTTTAGGCAGGCTTGCGCTGTTGCGTCTATGACTGGTCGTAGGGGTCACACAATAGTGTGGGACGATCCGTTGTCACCCGAAAAGGCAATGTCTGACTTGCATCGGGAAACTTCAATTCGCATTTTGTCTGAAACTGTGCCGACGCGGTTAAATGACCCTGACAAATCTGCAATCATTGTAATCATGCAGCGATTGCATGAGGGAGACCCGAGCGGGCATATCCTGACAAAAGACTTAGGGTATGACCACCTTTGCGTCCCAATGGAGTTTGAAACCGACCGTAGGTCTCATACGTCAATCGGCTGGACGGACCCGCGCACGATCGAGGGCGAACTTTTAGACGCGGTGCGGTTTCCTGCTTCTGTGATTGATCGTGACAAAAAAGCTATGGGGCCATACGCGTGGGCTGGTCAAATGCAACAGCGCCCAGCGCCGCGCGGCGGCGGCATGTTCAAGCGGTCAGACTTTCGCGTCATCCAATCTGAGCCTGCGGGCTACCGGTGGGTGCGCGGCTGGGACTTGGCCGCAACTGACGATCCGTCGGCGGCCCGGACCGCTGGCGTCAAAATGGGGATCGGCCCTGACAACCGATTGTGCATCGCACACGTTGTTAAAGACCGGGTGAATGCGGCAGGGGTTGAGCGGCTGCTGGGCAGCACCGTGGCGGCCGATGGGCAAGACGTTCGAGGGTCAATCCCACAAGACCCGGGCTCTGCTGGTAAATCATGGGCTTTGCATTTGCTAAAACATGCGTTAATGGGTTATAGTTACACCGCAAGCCCTGAGACGGGCGACAAAGAAACGCGCGCAATGCCGCTGGCGGCACAGGTTGAGGCCGGTAACGTGGACATTGTGGCAGGCGATTGGAACGGTGATTTCTTGGACGAGGCGTCAACATTCCCGATGGGTAAATTCAAAGACCAGATCGACGCTGCGACCCGCGCATTTGATATGATCGTGGCACCTCGCGCATCAGCCGGTATATTCCTGCGAAAGAAAAACCGATGAACATCTTGAACGCAGCCCGTCGCATCAGTGCGATGTTTCCAGGATATTTCCAGAACGCCAAACACGACCACAATAAAGATTTTGGCTATCCCGATCATGTTGATTTTGACGCAGCGTACCAGCGATATTTGCGCAACGGCATAGCGTTCGCTGGCATTGAGCAGACCATACTCAAGACGTGGCAGGATAATCCTGAGCTGTGGGAAAACAAGGACGCCAAAGAAACATATGGCGAAAGTGAA